TGCATCAATAGGATAACAAAAACACTAAAAAGATATTGTATTAATATGGATATAATCGAATTATTTATAGATGAAGAAGATGAGGTTTCTGGAATAGAGGCTGTATCAATAGTAGAATCCCCTGCAATTGAAAGCGACTTTATAGCATTGAAAAACCAAGAGTTTAAGTTTGCAGAAGTGAACAAAGAAAAGCGTATTCTTATGGGTGCAGCTTTGATTCCTAATAAGCCCATATATAGACGTAGCAAAGAAGATGAGTACTATATATATTTTTCAAAAGATACTGTTAGAAAGGCTAGTGAATTGTTTTTTATACGTGGCAATCAAAACAACTCAACACTAGAACACAATGTACCTTTAACAGGATTAACAGCAGTAGAAAGTTGGATTGTAGAGGATGAGAAAGACAAGACAAGATTTTACGGCTTAGATGTTCCGATTGGCACTTGGATGCTTTCAATGAAAGTTCAAAACGATGACGTGTGGAATGACTACGTAAAAACTGGAAAAGTAAAAGGCTTTAGTATTGAAGGCTATTTTGCTGATAAATTAGAAAGACCAAACGAACCAAACGAATTAGCAAAAATAGAAGAAGAAGAAAGCCAACATATAGTAGAACAATTAACAGCACTTTTAAAAGGAGAGGATTACGACTTAGAAAGTTATTCAGACTATCCAGATTCAGTAAGCAACAACGCCAAAAGAGGTATTGAATTAAATGCAAAGGTTGGCAATAAATGCGCAACACAAGTAGGAAAGGTAAGAGCGCAACAATTGGCACAAAAGAAACCAATCACGGTAGAAACTATTAAAAGAATGTTTAGCTATTTAAGTAGGGCAGAAGTATATTACGAAAAAGGCGATACAGAAAGCTGCGGATATATTTCTTATTTACTTTGGGGTGGTAAAAGTGCTAAATCTTGGGCTGAATCAAAACTAAAAAGCATAGAGAATGAGTAGAATACCCAGCCCCCAAAATGATAAACGTGCGTGCCTTTGTAAGGATGGTAAATATTCAAGAAAATGCTGCGATGGAAGTTTACAAGCACAAGGGATAGGGAATATAACTAAAAGCAGTTTTCTTTTACTTTTAGAAAACGGAAATAGAATTTTACAGGAAAATAATAGCAAAATAATTTTATAATGCCAGATAAGAAAATATCACAATTAAGCTCGGTAGTAGCTACTGAAATGAACGGAACGGAATTAATTCCAATCGTACATTCAGGAGAAACAAAAAAAACAACAACGGTAGAACTACAACACTATATAGTTAATCATTTAACCCCTGTTGCTACAACCGTAGTTTCTGGTCAAACTATTGATTTAGGAAGTTCTACGTATGATAATGCAGAAATAACCGTTTTAAGTTGGAGCGGTGCAAGCGGTACTGCGGTTTTGACCCTTCCAGATGCTACACTTCCTAAAAACTTAAATAGTGTAAAAAGATTTATTACGGATTCTACATTTGCAGTAGCAACAAAGGCGAGGATTACACCCTTTGGGTCTCAAACCTTAGATGGTAATGGTTTTTATGAAATAAACAAGCCATACGAAGGAATACAACTTTGGTGCAATGGGATTGAATGGTTTATAATCCAAAAGAAAGCAAGTTAAAAACACAACAAACTAATATTAATTTTATTGTATAAATATGAAAGCGACAGATATGTTAAACAGAGTAAAGGAAGTTCTTGGGGTCGAGTTATCCGAAGAAGTTAAATTAGCACAAGCTAAATTAGAGAACGGAACTATTATCGAAGCAGATGAATTTGCAGAAGGTAAAGAAGTTTTTATTGTAACCGAAGATGAGAAAGTAGCACTTCCAATCGGAAGCTATAAACTGGAAGACGGTCAGGAATTAATTATTGAAGAAGAAGGAGTTATTAAATCTATTGGTGAAGCCGTTGAGGAAGCACCAGAAGAAGAAGCACCTACCGAAGAAGTAGAAGCTGCGGAAGAAGAAAAAGAAGAAATGTCCTACGCAACTAAAGAAGACCTTGCAGAAGTTAAGTCAATGATTGATGAGATTAAAGCAATGATTGAAAAGAAAGACGAATTATCAGTTGAAGAAACTGTTGAAAATATTGTAGAGGAAGTTAAGGAAGAACTTTCACAAGTTGAAAAAGTAAACCATAACCCCGAAGCAAAAACGGATAAAGTGTTAAACCTTTATGCACAAAAAGGAGGAACTACCACGATGGATAGAGTTCTCCAAAAAATTAATAATTTTAAAAAATAAAACAAAATGCCAACAACTACTAGTATAACGACTACGTACGCTGGGGAATTTGCAGGAGAGTACATTTCTGCTGCACTTTTAAGCGGTTCAACTTTGGATAATGGATTAATTTCTATTAAACCAAACATCAAATTTAAAGAAGTAATTAAGAAAGTATCTACTGACGGTCTTGTAAAAGATGCAGGATGCGATTTTGACCCTACTTCTACTTTAACTCTAACAGAAAGAGTTTTAGAACCAACTTCACAACAAGTAAACTTACAGTTATGTAAGAAAGATTTTCAATCAGATTGGGATGCTGTATCAATGGGGATTTCTTCATTCGATAGCCTACCTCCTTCATTTGCTGATTTCTTAATTTCTCACGTTGCTGCAAAAGTTGCACAAAGAACAGAGCAATCTATTTGGAATGGAGCTGCTGCAACAAATGGAGACTTTGCAGGATTTAAAGAATTAATGTTAGCAGATGCGGATGTAACTGACGTAGGTGCAGGAGTAGCAGTAACGGCAGCGAATGTTATTGAAAAACTAGGTTTAGTTGTTGACTCTATCAACTCTACAATCTACACTTCGGAAGACCTTTACATCTATGTTTCTCAAAATGTTGCTCGTGCTTATGTAAGAGCATTAGGAGGATTCCAAGCGACAATTGGCGCAGCTGGTCTTGACAACAAAGGAACACAATGGTACAACGGTGGAGGTCTTACCTTCGATGGTGTAAAAATTGCTGTTGCAAACGGATTAGCTGACAACACGATGGTAGCTGCTGAAAAATCAAATTTATTCTTTGGAACAGGTCTATTATCTGACAACCAAGAAGTAAAAGTTATTGATATGGCTGACATTGATGGAAGTCAAAATGTACGTGTGGTAATGAGATTTACGGCAGGAGTACAATACGGAATCGGAAGCGACATCGTTCTCTATTCTTAATAACTAGATTTAATTAATCAAAGAGGGTAGGTAGGATAACTGCCTACCCTTTTTTAATACAAAATAATATGGCTTGTAATTTAACAAAAGGTAGACTAGAACCTTGTAAGGACGTAGTAGGTGGCTTAAAGGCTGTTTACTTTACTGACTTTGGGGATTTAGGTACAGTAACAAAAGTAGATGACGAAATTACTGATTTAAGTGGTACGTTCGTAGCATACAAATATGATTTAAAGGGTGGGTCTAGCTTCGAGCAAGCAATCACATCTTCACGTGAAAACGGAACAACTTACTTTGAGCAAACTTTGAATTTAACTTTAAAGAAATTATCAAAAGAAGATAACAAGGAAATTAAACTTCTTGCATACGGAAGACCTCACGTAGCAGTAGAAGACTATAACGGAAATGTTTTCGTAATGGGCTTACAACATGGTGCGGAAGTAACAGGCGGAACTATCGTAACTGGTGCTGCAATGGCTGACCTTTCAGGATATACATTAACGCTTGTAGGTCAAGAAGTAGAAGCTGCAAACTTTGTAGCAAATCCTACGCCTGCTGACCCATACGCAGGTATGATTTCTGCAACGGTAACTATCACGGTTGGAACTAATTCATAGTTAGAACTAAATTGATATTAAAGGGGGCTTAACTGCCCCTTTTTTTATGCCTTATATTTAACAAAAACAAACTTATTTTATTGTATATATATGACAATATTACAAAGTACAACAGATAGCCAAACCCTAAACTTCATACCAAGGGAATACACTTCTGGAACTACATACACCATATCAATAAAAGACGAGACAACCAACAAAGAGGTATTCAGTTCTACGGCTACAACCTTTACGGCTTTGGATTATTACTTTCAATACAGTAGCGTTTTTACATTAGTTGAAAATACTATGTATATGCTAGAAATTAAGGACGGTAATAACGTAACATTTAAAGATAAGATATTTTGTACTAATCAAAACGTTGTTACGTACAGCGTAAATGATAATGAATACATAAAAAACACAATAGCTAACGACTTTATCGTATTATAATGGCAAGAAATAACAACAAAAAAGAGGGTGGGGTTCACGTAATTGATTTATCCACGTATAACAAACCCGAAATATCGGAAGATAAAAGAAAGGATTGGGTAGCTTATGGAACGGATAATAATTACTACCAATATCTAATCGAACTCTTTACCAATAGCGCAACTAACAACGCTATTATCGGTGGTGTTTCTTCAATGATATACGGTAAGGGATTAGATGCTTTGGATAGTTCCACAAAAACAGAAGAATACGCTTCGATGCGTTCCATCTTTTCAAACGATTGTTTAAGAAAGGTTTCTTTAGATTTAAAATTATTAGGAGAAGCTAGTTTTCAGGTTACATATAAAGATAAAAAAGTATATAAAGCGGAACACTTCCCACGCCAAACACTACGAGCAGAAAAATGCAATGAAGAAGGTAAAATTGCAGCTTATTATTATTTTCCTGATTGGAGTAATATCAAACCTGCCGACAAACCTAAACGAATTGCTACTTTTGGATTTGGAAACGGAACAGAACCAGAAATAAAAATCGCAAAAAGATACGTTTCAGGATATGATTATTATTGTCCTGTTGATTATCAAGGTGGTTTGGCTTATGCAGAATTAGAAAGCGAGGTTTCGGATTACCTTATAAACGATGTTCAAAATGGATTTAGTGGTACTAAGGTAGTAAATTTCAACAATGGAGTTCCAGACCAAGAGCAACAGCTAAGTATTAAAAGCGATGTTATGCGTAAACTAACTGGAAGCCGAGGGGAAAAGGTAATTATTGCCTTTAACAACAACGCTGAAAGTAAAACTACAATTGATGACGTGCCTCTAAATGATGCACCTGCACATTATGAGTATTTATCCACGGAATGTTCAAACAAATTAATGGTTGCACACCGTATAACCTCGCCTTTACTTTTAGGAATAAGAACAGGAAACAACGGATTAGGAAATAACGCTGACGAAATTAAAACAGCATCACTACTATTTAATAATGTTACTATAAGACCGTATCAAGACCTTTTAATTGATGCTATTGATGATATATTAGCCTTTAATGGTATATCATTAAAATTATATTTCAAGACCTTACAACCGCTAGAATTTATTGATACGGATAATGCAATAACAGACGAAGCAAGGGAAGAAGAAACAGGCGTTAAATTGGCAAAGGAAGAATCTTTTGATGATAACAAAGCGTTTGATTTACTAGATGAATTAGGAGAGGAAGAAGATTTAAACGAATGGGAATTAGTAGATGAGAGGGAAGTCGATTACGAACAGGAGGAAGCACTAGATAAAATGATTGGTTTGGCTTCAACTGGAATGGCTAGACCAAACGCAAAAAGCG